TGCCACATTTGACGCTGCCAACTATCGGGTGGATACGGCGACGGAGCCGGGCCGGGTGGTGCTGGCGCCGGGCGCCGACTGGCCGTCGGTGGCGCTCGATTCCAGCAATCCGATCACGGTGCGCTTTGTGGCCGGTTATGCCGATGCCGGCGACGTGCCAGGCATGGCGAAGGCAGCGATCCTCCTCCAGATCGGCGAGATTTACGCCAACCGGGAGGCGGCCATTACCGGCACGATTGTGGCCGTATCGCCGGCGGTGCAGCGTGTGTTGAATCTGCTGAAAGTGCGGTACTGATGGCGACGCGAGCGGATACTTTCGATCGAGCCGATTCGACGAGCCTGGGCAGCGATTGGGCCGAGGACTCGGGCAATTGGGCGATCGTCTCCAACAACGTCCGCAACAACACGACCGGCAGCAGTTACCGCAAGCTGCGCTGGGTTGGCGCGGCGATGGATAGCAACGATTACGCCGTCGAGGCGCCGTGCCGATCCGGTGGGGATAGCTTCTCGGTGGGGCCGGCCGCGCGCATGGCGGCCAGCAGCACGGTTACTTACTATGCGCTGGTGATTTTTGCCGGGTACGGCGCCTATTTGGTCTACATCAACGGCGGGTCCGAGACGGTGCTGGCGTCGTCGTCCGGGCTGACGATTTCCTCGGCGACGACGTATACGCTGCGGCTGGAGGTGGAGGGCACGGCGCTGCGCGGCTATGTCGACGGCACGCTGCGCGTATCGGCGACGCATTCGGCGTTGACCTCTGGGGCGCCTGGGCTGGCCGGGTATGGCGGCAACAACAGCAGCACCTATGCGACGCAGTGGTCGGCGGAGGATCTGGGCGGCGGCGCATCACAGATCAACGTGAGCGACACGGCGGCCGGCAGCGATGCGCTGGCGCAGGTGGCGGTGGCGCTGGGGCTGGCCGATGCGGGCAGCGGGGCGGATGCGCCGGGCGGCCTGGCGGCGAGCCTGGCACGCACGGACACGGGCAGCGGCGCCGATGTGTTGGCGCAGGTGTTGGCGAGCCTGGGTGTGAGCGACACGGGCAGCGGCGTCGATGTGCCGGGCAACCTGGCGGCGAGTGTGCCGGTGGCGGATAGCGGCGCCGGCGTCGATGCGCCAGGCGTGGCGGTGACCCTCTCTCTGGCCGATGTGGGCAGCGGCGCCGACAGTGCGCTGGCGCTGATTCTGGTGGCGTTGGCCGATGCGGGCAGCGCGGCGGATACGCTGGCCGGCGTGGCGGTGACCCTCTCTCTGGCCGATGCGGGCAGCGGCGCCGAGGCCCTGACGGTGTCGGTTGCGGTAAGCGTGGCCGATGTGGGCAGCGGCGCCGAGGCGATTGCGCTGCTGACCGAGGCAATCAAACAGATTGTCGACAGCGGCGCCGGTGCGGACACGGTGCTGCCGCCGGGCGTGTCGCTGACGGTAGTAGACAGCGGCGCCGGCGTGGATGCGTCCGGCGTGGCGGTGACGCTCTCCGTGAGCGACACGGGCAGCGGCGCCGAGTTGATCGCCGTGTTGTCGGCGATGCTGCTAAATGTGCTCGATGCGGGCAGCGGCGCCGAAGCGGTGACGGTTGGTGTGGCGCCGCTCGCCGTGATGGACAGCGGCAGTGCGGCGGATGCGCCGGGCGTGGCGGTGACGTTGGCCGTGAGCGACACGGCGGCCGGCAGCGATGCGCTGTTGACGGCGATCCTGGTGGCGGTGGCTGATGCTGCGGCTGCGGTGGATGGCGTCGGCTCGATTGCGGTGCAGGTACCGGTGTCGGATGTGGCGCAGGCGGCGCATGTGATTGGTGCGATCGCGGCGACGCTGGCCGTGGTGGATTTGGGCGCCGGTGTCGATGTGGCGATTGCGTTCGATGCGGCGGTGCGCATTGTGCGTGTGGATTTCAGCATCGCCCGACGGTCGGTGGCTTTTGCGTGGCTGGCGCGCTCGCTGGCCTTTGGCTGGGCGACGCGTGGAGTTGAGTTCTCGATGGTGGCCCAGCCGATTGCGTTCGGCTTCGCGCGCCGTGATGTGTCGTTTGCGTGGAATCGCTAGGAGGCAGGGATGGTACAGGACAAGGCATTTTATCGCACGCAGTGGCTGATCCGGCGCTATGCGAGCGAACAGGATTTTGAGGCCGGCCAGGCGTCGCCGGTGGTTGGGGCAGATGGCGTCGAGTTGCCGGCCGAGTCGGTGATCGACGGCAACTTGCTGCTCAACGAAGGGATCGCCGAATTGTGGGACCTGGTCATCGGCGCCGGCACGCCGACAAGCTTCGCCAATGCCAATGCCTATATCGGCGTCGGCGACAGCAGCACGGCGGCCGCAGCGTCGCAGACGGGGTTGCAGGCGTCGACCAACAAGGCGTATGTGGGCATGGAGTCTGGCTATCCGAGCCGCAGCGCGCAGACGGTGACCTGGCGGGCGGTCTTTGGGACGTCGACGGGCAATTTCGCCTGGCAGGAGTTCACGGTCGCCAACGGCAACAGCGACGCGGCCGACAACCTGAACCGGGTCGTCAGCAACCAGGGGACGAAGGCGAGCGGGCAGACGTGGACGGTCGACGTGTCGATCACGTTGAGCTAACGAGGCACTATGGAGCGCGTCAACGAGCAAAGCACGGCCTATGTGACCGCGGCCTTCCGTGACAAAACGGGAGCGGCCGCAACGCCGACGGCGATCAGCTATCGTATCGACGACGTGGCTACCGGGCAGGAGATCCGCGACGACACGGCGATTACGCCGGCGGCCAGCACGGTCGAGATTACGCTGACGCCAACCGACAATGCGATCGTGTCGGCCACGCGGCCGATCGAGGTGCATGCGCTGACGGTGACGGCGACCTATGGCGATGCGGATGCCGTGCGCGGGGTCTACCTGTTCGAGGTGGCGAATTTGATGGCGGTGGCCTGATGCCGCGGATTGGGGCGGGTGAACTCAACGAGCAGGTCCAGATCCGCACGGCTACCGTGGTGCGCGATGCGTTCGGCGGCGAGGTGCAGGGTTGGTCGACGGTGGCCACGGTGTGGGCCAAGATTGTCGAGCGCGGCGGACGCGAGCCCGTGCTCGCTGACCGGCCGGTGATGGTGGTCAGTTACGAGGTGACCATACGCGCCGGGGTGACAGTGACGAACAAGGACCGGCTGCTGTGGGGCAGCAAGACGCTGATGGTCGACACGGTGACGCCACACAGAACGGACGGCACGATCGTGCTGCGCTGTATTGAGGCGGAGGCATAGATGGCACGGCGACGCAGCCGCAACCGGGTACAGGTCCGGGTACAGGAAAATGTGACCACTGCGCTGACGGCGCTGCAGATTTCGCTGCGCGGGCCGGGCGTGGCGCGTGCGCTCCAGGCGGGCGCCGATATGATCGCCAAGGCGGCCCGGCCGGAGGCGCCGGAGGATACCGGCCAACTGCGCGCAGGCGTCTTTACGGCGTCGATTGTGCGCAACGAGTATCGACCCCTGGTGCGGCCCGGGCGCGGGCAGCGGCTCAACAGCCCGCTCAAATTCCCGCCGCGGCCCAAGCAGGCGCTGGTGTGGTCGTCGGTTTTTTACACCAGATTTATTGAGGGCGGGCGCAAGAGCCGATCGCAGGACAACGGGCGCGGCAAGCGCAGCACGCGGCGGGGGATGGGGGCGATTCGCAAGCGGCCCTTCTTCCAGCGGGCGAAGCGGCGCATGCGCCAGCCGGCGTTGGCAGAGATTCAGCGGCAGTTGGTCAAAATGGTTGAGGATGCCTGGCAACAATGATTGAACAGCGCATTGTGAGCATGTTGGCGGCGGACGCCACGATTGCGGCCGCGGTGGGACAGCGAATCTCGCCGGTGGTGCTGCGCCAAGAGACGGCATTGCCGAGCCTGGTTTACCGGCGGCTGGCCGCTGACCCGGAGTATACGCTGGCGGGCCGGGCGGGCTGGCGCACGGTGACGCTGCAGATTGCGTGCTGGGCGCTGGAATATGCGGATGCCAGGGCGCTGGCCGAGGCTGTGCGCGAGTTGCTGGACGCGTACAGCGAGACGAGCGACGTCGGGTCGATCCGCTTTATCAGCGTGGCCGATGGCGCCGACGAGTATGTGGGCGAGCTGGACGCGTACGGCTGTATTTGCAACCTGACGATCGAGTATGACGACGAAGCGGCGACGCTGTAGGAGGGACGCATGAAGGGCACGGAAATGGCGGTGTGGGTCGACGAGTTTGATTTCTCGTCGGCGATCTCCGAGGTCGATGTGCAGATGGAGGTGGGTGAGGCGCAGCGCACCAGCCTGGCAAGCGCGGCCGAGGAGTTCCGGCCCCTGCTGCCCAAGATGGGCGTGCAACAGAACGGCTACTTCGAGGGCGTGCTGCCCGACGGCTTTGAAGCCGAGATGCGCGCCCGCTTCGGCGTCAACGGTGCGGTGGTGTCGGTGATCACGCAGCGCAGCGACGCCGATTGTCCGGTCTACGTGTTGCCGGATGCGGGCAACTACGAAATGGCGATTGCCACGCCCATGAACGGGCTGGTCACCCTCAACGGCAAGTGGGGCACGTCGGGCAATGCACGGCGCGGGCTCCGGGTGTTCGACGGCACGTTCGACGCCATCGAGGATGGCACAACGGTGGATTTCGGTGCAGGTGTGACGACGGGCGGCTATGCGTGGCTGCACGTGTCCAGCATTACCGGCACGGCGGTGGATGCCGAGATCGACGTGGAGAGTTCGGCCGACGGCGTGACCTTCGTCAGCGAAGGCACGATTACGCTTTCGGATGTGGGCGCTTATGCGCTGACGCTGGTGGGCGCGGTGAGCCGGTATATCCGGTTGAGCTGCGTCGACCTGGGTGGCGCCTCGGCGATTCGGTGCATGGGTGTTGTGAGTCTAGGCTAACAGGAGGCTTATTGTGGGTGTCAAGGGTCCAGGAAACGTTTCTCTGACGGTCAACGCCGTCAATCTCACGGCATATGCGGACGAAACCGATCTGCAATTCGCCGTGGCTGAGCTCGAGGAGACGAACCTCGCCAGTACGGCGCAGGAGTTTATTCCCGGCCTGGCCAACTACCAGGCCGACATCAAGATCACTAAGTGGGATAAGGTGGTCGACGACGTCTTCGGGCCGCTCATGCTCAACCCGGCGATGGTGACGGCCGTCATTGCCGTGACCGATGCCAGCGGCGACCAAGTGACGTACACGTGGACGAACAAGGCGTTTGCCACGGGGTACAACATTGGCGGCAGCGCCACGGGCAAGGTGACCAGCGGTCCGAAGCTACGCCTGAGCGGCAATCCGACGCGCACCGTGGCGTAACATGCAGATCCGTATCGAGTGCACCGTGCCGGAGTTGGCGGGCAACTGGGTGGATCTGTCCGACGTGTGGACGCGGCGCGAGGCGAGCGACTTCTATGCAGCGGCGATCGCCGGCAATGACGCGGTGACCTTTCCGCTGCTACAGAACAAGCTCACGGCGGTGCATCTGCATTTGGCCGACGGGACGCCGGTGACGGATGTGGCGCTGCTCTTCGAGCGCTTCGATGATCTGGACGTGCGGCTGGCGCGCTGGCTGGCGACAAACATCATGGATGCGCTACAGAGGATGCTCGCCCTGGGGGAAGCGCAGAGGCGGCTGTTGTTCGATGGTGTCGAGATAGCCGCCAGGAAGAAGACGCAGACACCAGGCGCGACGTAGCAGAGGCACCCGGCGGTGCGGAGCGGGGCGCGGCCATGCTGATGATGATGGCAACGCTGCCGGATGCGTACTGGGACGCCTGGCTGCTGCGCCAGTTTCCTGGCCGCACGTTGGAAGAGCTGGACGGCATCGACTGGACACGGCTGGCGCGAGCGCTACACGTACGCGAGATCGAGCGGGTCGAGGAGTTATATCCGCTCTTCTTCAAGGACAAGTGGAAGCCGAGTTCGGCGGAGTGGCGAATGATTCTGCGGCACAATCGGCTGGAAAACGAGAATGGCTGACGCAAAGACGTTGGTTTCGCTGTCGCTGCGCGATGAAGCCAGCCGGCAGCTCAAAACATTCGAGGGCAAGTTCCGCCAGACCATAGGCGGTCTGGCGGATACCGGCGCAGAGGGCGGCGGCTTTGCCACGCTGACGGCCGACGTGACCAGCCTCGAGGGCGCCATGTCGATGCTGGGCGCAACCGCGCCGCAGGTGGCGATCGGCATGGCGGCGCTGGGGCTCGGCAAGCAGGCCGTGGAGGCAGCGCGCGCGGCGGCCGGGGTGCAGGCGCTCGAGACGGCGTTTCAGCGCCTGGCGCGAGAATCCGGCACGTCGGGCGCCACAATGCTGGCGTCGCTGCGTGATGCGTCGTCGGGGATGATCTCGGATGCCGACCTGATGCTGGCGGCCAGCTCGGCCATGGCGCTGGGCGTGGCAGACAACGTGCAGGAGGTGACCAACCTCTTGCAGATTGCCATTGCCAAGGGGGCGGAGTTTGGCCAGGCGCCGACGAAGGCGTTCGGTGACCTGATCAACGGCCTCGGGCGTATGTCGCCGGAGATCCTCAATAACATCGGCATCATTGTCGACGCCGACAAGGCATACAAGGATTACGCGCAGAGTATCGGCACGACGGCCGACGCGCTCGACGACCAGCAGCGCATGCAGGCGCTGGTCAATGCGGTGTTGGAGGCCAACCCGGACGCAGCGCGGCAGGCGGCAGAGGCGGGAGATTCGGCCGCCGGAGCCTTTGCGCGCTGGGACGTGGCGACACAAACGTTCAGCCAGACGGCGGGGAATGTCTTCCTGCCGGCCGTGGCGGGGATGACCGAGGCGCTGACGGGATTTCTCACAAAGGTCAACGACGTCCAGAAGATCATGGGCGGCGAGATCCTGATGACGCCGGAGGAGATCGACGCCAAGATCGCCGAGTATTCGGCCATGATCGCCGACCTGCGCAACCCGGAGAAATATTTCCAGAGCGACCAGACAGAGAACCAGGTGCGTGGCTACCAGGACCAGATTCGCATGCTCCAGCAGGCCAAGCGGCTGCTGGATGGCGTGGCGGATTCGTCGGCGCAGGTGGGCGAGTACACCGCTCGCACTAAAAAAGAGCAAGACGCTTACGTGGCGTCACTCAAGCTCGGCAGCGGCATCTGGGGAGCGTATGAAGTCGCCGCCGGGAATGCGGCTGACACGTTGGAGCAAATTCAGACTGCGGCGGGTAGCGGGCTCGCTAACATAGCGCGCAGTGTGGCTGATGTACAAGGCAATGATACCGGCGTGCTGTGGCTGCGCGGCGCAAGCGAACAGATAAAGAAGGTCAGCCAGGACTGGATCGACCAGGGGTATAGCATCCAGGAGATTGTCGGCGTCCTTCTCCCGCAGTACCTGCAAAGGACGCAGGAAATCGTAGATGCCAGCCACGCTCAGTTTCTGGCGTCCAGTCAGAGCCTGGACATCAAGCCGATTGTTGACGGTACAGTCGGCAGTCTGAATCAGATGGCCCAGTCTCTGGCCAATGTCCAGGGCATCGGCAATGCGCTGTCATGGCTAGATACGGCCAAGGGCCAGGTCGAAGAGATGATTGGGCAATGGGTAGAGCAGGGCTACACCATTGAGCAGATTACTGGCGTCCTGCTCCCCAACTACGTCGCAGGGCTAGATCAAATAATTCAGCGCGAGATTCAGGCGACGCAATTTGGGGCGCAGATAGGGCAGCAAATTGCGGCCGGATTGGGTGTAGCAATTGGCGCCGCCAATACGCTGATGACGACGCTTGGCTCTGCGATGGGATTTACGTTCGACGCAATCAATGGCGTCGCCAACGATGCGATGCCTACCCTCAACAACCAGGCCAGCACATTCGTCGACACAATGGGTCCGCAAGGAGCGCTGGGATGGTTGGCAGAGCAGAAGCGAGCGACCGAGGCGCAAATTGTTGACTGGATGCAGGCCGGCTATACGGTCGATGAGATTCAGAGCGTTTTGCTTCCGGCGTACCTGAACAAGCTCCGCTCCGCCAATTCGGAGATTTCCACGATGGGCGGCGGTGTGTCACAGGTATCGAGCGGCTTCGATGATCTACGTAGCAAAGTGGATTCGATTATCAGCGGCGCAACCACCCTTGACGTGGGGCTGGACCCAGGCAACTTTCTGCCGCGTGAAGACGCCATCAACGAGAACGCCAGGCGACTGGCGGCCATTATGCGCGATGGCATCGGCAATCAGGACTGGCTGGAAGAGTTCAAAACGGAAGTGCCTGCCCTGTGGGAAGAGTTGTCGACGAGCGGCGACCCGCAGGCGGCGGCCGCCAGGATGCTCCAGGAGTTTCAACAGGGGCTGCGTCCGGAGCTGCTTGATAAGGAGATGATCAAGCAGCGCGTGCGGGCCATGCTGCTGGGCGAAGAGAATACCAGCACGCTGGCGCAGGAGATTGCGGCCGAACTCTCTGGCGAGCTGGGCATGAGCCTGGCGCAAGCACAACAGGCCGTTGCCGGCGTCATGGGGACAGGCACCGGGGCCGCCGGTGCGGGCACGCAGGTAGGGCCGGACGGCGCGGCACAGGGATCGTCCTTCGTGGCCAGTTGGGCGGCGACGGTCAAAGGCCAGCTCACGGAGTTCGAGAACACGGGGAAGAGCAGCGGCGGCGCATGGGGCGCCGGGTTCCTGGCCACGGTCGAGGCCGGTGTGCCTGCGCAGCTCGTCGGCATGTTGGCGAATCTAGTCACCCCGGCGGTTATGGCGAATCTGGCCGCGCAGGGGAGCAGGACGGGGGCGCAGTAATGGCGATTACGACGCCGGTGCTGGGTGCGACGACACTGCCACAGGTGGATGCGGACGGCTATACCGAGACGCCGGAACTGCGCGGCGCCACTACGGAAATGGTCAGCGGCGCGCTGGCCACTGACCTGGTCAACGCCAGCGTCAAGCGGCGCTTTGAGCTGTCGTGGCGCATGCTGACAGAGGCGGAAGTGACGAGCATCGTGTCGGCGTGGTCGACTATGATCACGTCGGGATCGGCATCGTTTACTGCGCCCAACGGTGGCAGCTATACGGTGACACACGACGACCAACTGACGCTGCCCGTGCGGTGGGAGAAGATAACGGCCAGCGGCTTGCTGGGCAGCCTGACGCTACGACTGAGGCAGACATGAGCACGCGTGTCATTGGCGCACGGCTGTGGGTTGACTGGGACTTTGACGGCAACTATACCGACGAATCGGCTTACCTGGTCAACGCACGCGGCGACATGAGTTTGGTTCCGCCTGGCGCCGGGCTGATGTCCTCCTCCGGCATTATCTCGCAGATGCAGTTGACGCTACGCAATGCGTCCGGCCGCTTTTCTCCGCTGCGCACGGACGGCGCACTCTACACGTACATCCGCGACGGCAAGAGCTATCACGCTCCGGTCTATCTGGAAGTGACGATAGACGGCGGCAGCAATTATCACCGGGTTTTCACGGGCGTGCTGAAGCTCCCTAAAGAGGGTACCGCGACGACAAAGGACGGGCCGACCGTGATCGTCGATGCGCGCAGCATGGAAGAGCGCTACCTTCAGCAGCGCGCCAGCGTCTACCAGAGCACCTTCGCCGGTCAACATGACCTGGGCTACACCGAGAGCGATTACATCAACACCTGGCTCCAGACCGTGGGCGTGCCTGTGGGCAGCATTAGCCGCGATGCCGGGATATTTGTGGTGCCGTGGGCGTGGCTCGACGATGAGAGTGCGATCGAGGAGTGCTGGCGCCTGGCTGCGGCGTGTGGCGGGCGCTTCTATGCGGACCCCGATGGCGTTTTCCGCTATGAGAACATGGCGCGCTGGCAGACGTCAGCGCGCAGCACGACGACGCAACTGGCCATTTCACGCGACAGCATGAATCGCTTCGAGCTGAAGCTGCTCGATGCCGACCTCTACAATGTCGTCACGGTCGAGGCGAGCCCGCGCGCACCCGGCGGCGCCGACGTGATTTGGGAACCGGACGACCTGCCGCTTGTCGGCCCTGGCGCCACGACGACGATCACGGCCAGATTCGACACGGCGGCCTACAGTATCAGCGGGCTGCAATTTGAGGCGGCTGATGACGGCGGCAACAACCAGACGGTCAACGTTGCCATCACGCCGACGTACTATGCCCAGCGCGCTGACCTGGTCGTCGTCAATAGTAGCAATGTACGCGTGCGCCTCTATCCGCTGCGCGTCATTGGCCAGCCGCTGGTCGGCGGCCCCGAGATTGAGGAGCGGCGCACGTCGGCGGCGGACGGCAGCAATCAATCCTTCTTCAGCACGCGCGGCGACAGGACGCTGGCGGTGCGCGGCAATGCCTACGTGCAGACGCGCGCGCACGCGGCGACGCTGGCGCAGTACCTGCTCGACCGCTGCGAGTTCCCGCGGCTAATGGCCTATGCGGGCGGCTGTCCTGGGACGCCGGCGCTGCGCCTCGGCGACCGGGTGACGGTGACCGATGCGCTGGCGGCGTCGGCGGTATTCACCGGCTACGTGACCAGCATCGACTGGACGATGGACGACAGCGGCTTTCGCCAGAACCTGGAATTGGTGCAGGTGACGCAGATGTTTCCTAACGATGGCGAGTATTTCATTTTGGGCACGCACACCTTCTCCAGCAACCGGTACATTTTTTACTAATGGCCTTGATTGATATGTTTCCGCCAAGCTGGGCGTCGGGCGAGTTGTTGTCGGCGGCCAAGCTGAATCAACTGTCGGATGTGGTGAACGGCCTCAAGGGCGCGGCCATGGCGCCGACCTCTATTTTCACGCGCACGGGCAACGATGCCACGTGGTACGCCAGGCGGCGCGGGCGCTATGTGTCGGTCGATTTCGCCACGGCGGGGACCTCCTGCACCACGCGGATCAAAATCAACGGGCAGACGGAGTACAACAGCAGCACGCTCTATCCGTCCGGCACGACGCAAGTTTTTGACCTAGAGGCAATCACGGCGCCGGTGGCGGTCGGCGATTTCTACGCCGTGGAGGTGAGCTACACGGCCAGCGACGCCACGCACGTGACGACCGACATCCGCGAGACGGGCGCAGCCGCGGGCGGCTATGTGTCGCCGACGGCGTTCTCGTCGGGCATCAGCGCGGCGACATTCCTGACCAGGTTGCAGGCGCTGTCGACGGCCTGCACGGCGCTGGCCGGGGCGGCGCGCACGCCGAGCGCGACGTGGCTGCGCGCAACCGACACGGCGACGTTCACGCTGCGGCGCAAACAGCAGTACCTGTACGTCAACTACATGGCCTCCGGCGCCGGGACACAGATCCGCATTGTCATCAACGGGACGACGGTATCGAACGACTCGACCGAGTACCCGAACGGGGTGCTCAAGACGATCGACCTGGCGGCGGTGAGCGGCGGGCCGGTGGTCGGCGGGAACTACAGCCTGGAGATCCAGCGCAACGGCGGCACGCTGCTGTTGCAGTATTTTGTGGAGGGTCCGGCGCCATCGACGAACTACGCGCCGGCCTGGGCGGAGGGCGACCAGATCACGACGAGCAGCGTGACGCCGCTGAACCGGTACAAAACCGTGCTCGACGAGTGCTATGCCATTTTGGCCGACTACTATTTTGCGCGGCCGTCGATCTACCGGCCCTATGATCACCCGCGCTGGGGGTTCCACAAATCGAAGCGATACCTGCACTACATGCGCAACGGCAGCAACCCGGCCAGCCTGAGCGACCCGGCCGGCGTGCAA